ATCGGCATGGCCACTGTTACTGCTCCAACAGAGTACCCTGATGGAACTGAGGCAGATTTTAATACTTATGACCGTCTTAGAATCCCAGACTTCACTGTAAGACTATGGGAATTGAAAGAGTATGAGCCTAGGCCGGGCAATATTCAGACTTTGCGCTATCCGATCCAGAAAGTCGACTTCGCGTGCTCAGTTGTAGATGGTGAGCAGATCTTCTATGTAGTAGGGGTTGACTTTAATATCAACACTGACGGCGAGATCGTCTGGGTAGATGGGAAGGAACCGGACTATAATTTAGATACTGGCCACGGGACACCAATTACCTGGGCCTTCTACGCTGAACCTGTGTATTATGTAGTTCAGACACTTAGAGAATTGAGAATTACCCAAGAACTTACCGATGGGGAGAAGGTAGCTAGACGCCTACCGCAGAGTATTCTTGTCAAACGAGACTTCCTTCCCAATAAGGCAGAGAGCATCGTAAATCCTTAAGGTATCGATAATTGTTAGCTTACATTTTAAGTTATAATGTCACTAGCATCTCTCACAGGAACTAACTATGCCAGTTGCCGCATCTAGAAAACAATATCGAATGATGATGGCGATTATCCACGGTAAAGGTGGAGCTGGAGCAGACCATCCTCGTGGTCGACCGCCTGCTTCTATTGCCGCCAAGTACTCTGATCCTGGTAAGGATGCGCCTGAGTCTAAGAATAATGATCGTGGGGGCAGTTGGACTGATAAACACCACAAGAAGCACTCTGAAAAAGAAAAGAAGAAGAAACTCAAGAAGTCGTTTGAAGAGTTCTATAAGAACCGAAATCACTTCGCTGCTACTCTGGTTATGGATAATATGGGTAAGGTTCTGCTTGGCACGCATCGGAAAGGCGGGCTAGCCTTCCCCGGTGGACACGTTGAACCTAATGAGACTATGGAAGCTGCAGCGCTACGCGAGATGCATGAAGAGTGCGGAGCAACTGGACGCATAGCCGATAAAATTTGGTCTGGTACTGTTGAGGGCAATCAAGGAACTGTCTACCTGGCAGAGATTGCTTCCGGTGCTCCTAAGAGCACTGATGAGATTAAGACGTGGAAGTGGTATGAACTAGACAAGATCCCCTGGGACAAACTGCGGGAATGTTGCCTGCCACCACTAAAAGACTTTATTCAGAAACGTTTCGGAAAATCAATCCGCGGTATGGTTGCCATGGAAACGTTAGAGAAAAACATTATTCGCCAGCGCGGAGATGCGGTCCTTGAGGTTACTCACGGTGACGCTCTCAAGCTTGTTGGCACAGGGTTGTTTCGCCACTTGAAGAGTGCTGTCGCTGATATGACGGATGAATCATTTAAGGAGATCGACTTTGATACCTATAAGATCAGCGTCCGCAAGCATATGAATGATGTGTATTCTGGCCGCGTCTCCGATGGTCATAAGGTTGTTTATCAGTGGACCAATAAATCCCTACCTGAACTGACTGCCGCGTTGATGTCTGTTTTTGAGTGGTATCTTCCTGAGGACGCTAGCGTCCTCGATATCGTCGGTGATCAAGATATTGCTGACGATGCCATTCATGGTGGCCTGCATAATCTAGTTGATAACTACAAGCGTCACAATCTTGGGGAAATTTACCAGGAGATGGAGACCATTCGCGAACAGGTCCGCAATGGTGTAGCAGTTGATCTGCAGCAAGTCGAAGCCAAGATCTTGAAGCTGTTTGATCGTCTAGAAGAAGCCACACATGAGCTTGCAGGCGCACACAATAAGCTCGCACAAGAAGTCGGCAAGGACATGGATGAGCTCGAGGCGAAACTGCGCGAACTTCAGGCAAAACTAGATGAACCTCGCAAGCCGAAGACAGTTGAAGCCTTCTCATCTAATCCTGCTGACAGCAACAAGATTCATGACAGATTGTATTCGTACCTTACAAAGCCGCGGGTCGAGATTTCACCAAACGGAAGAATTACTATTTCCTTTGGGAATGATTGGGAAGATCTTGAGCGATCAAACTTTCTAGAAGACATGCGGGCACGCGCGATCGCGAGGAAGTAACGTGGTCAACGTATTCTTTGAGCTAGACCGTCTGCGATCGTATCTCGTCAGCAAAGGCATAGACGCAGATACCGTTGAGCAAGTAATCTCTAGAGCACATGGAGAGATTAACACTATTTCTGTGATGCGCGGCGAAGAGGCAATCGACGAAGCGGTGTCAGTTGGAGCTCAGAAAGAGTCTGCTGACTTTATTAACGACCTTCGCCTTGATACAGTCCATTTTGAAGTTAAAACTGAAAGTGGGCAACTTAATTTTGATGAGCCTCCACGACCTATGCTACCTTTCCTCTTAAAAAACGCTAAGCCTATGAAGGATGGCAGCGGTGTTTACAAAGTGATTCCCGTAGGCAAACCTGGTAACAAGCCTTCATTTGCAAAGAACATTGTAGATGAGCAGCGCCGGATCTCAGCTGAACGTCATGAAACAGCCCGAGCTAGGGCTAGAGCCATTGCTCCTACTGGGTCTCAGATTTTTAGAACGGCAAGTAGTAAACAAGACCCTCAGACTCAATGGGTACAATCAGCTAAAGAGAAAGACTTTACAGAAGATGTTGCGGCTATCAACCAAAACTTACGAAGTTCTTTGGATGACTCTATTAGAGATATAATTAACTCCTATATGGAGATGTACTAATGTCTTGGACCCTTCCTGAGGTAGCTATTAGACGAGTTATCAACGACAGCTTTAAAAAGCTGCGTGCTAATAAGCCTGCATTCGTAGACATCTTCGCAGACTTTACCAAAGATGAGCTTGCCGATGAGTACGGTGAAGAGTACATTGAGGAAATCTGGACATGGTTCACTACAACTAAGATTCCTGTGATTCAGAGTTGGTCCTTCAATGCGCAGAAGATTCCTTGTATTTCTGTACACTTAGCTAACGAGCAAGAAGATGAGACCAAGCTTGCTATTGATGACTTTGGCGGCAATTTTGACAACGTGGCCGAGACTGGAACTGCAGCATTCTCAGTGATGCTAGATATCGGCTGCCATGCAAATAGGGGCGGCGATCACGTACTCTGGCTCTACTATATTTTGGCCTATACCCTATTCAAATACAAGCCATCCTTAGTTAGATTTGGCCTAGAGATGGGTACTTTTAGTGCGTCTGACTATAGCAAAGACGCAGAGAAGATGGGTAATAACATTTGGACCCGGTGGGTCCGCTATCGCTGCACCACTCAGAACGATTGGGCTGCTGAAGAACTTATTGAGCCTGAACTTGAGGTTGGCATGAAAGTTAGTAGAATAGGTGATACTGAAGGAGTCGATGATGTCGAAATCTAAGAAATCTAAGGAGCAACCGATGCCCACTGTAGAAGAAGTACCAACTGTCGGATTTGATGTTTGGTTCGCAATGAGAGAGAGAAAGATTCCGGCCCAACATCTACGCGAGATCATCTGGGCTGACTTCAGAGGCCGAGGGCTTTCCAACAGAGAAACAGTGGCTGTTTTTGATGCTGCCCTGGCTAAGTACGGTATCAAGCTATAATCACTCTTTAAGAATTAAGCCTATTATCAGATTTTCAGCTAAGTACTGCTGATATAATCGGAATCAAAGGTTATGCCCATATCAAGTGGATAACTAAAGATTTTGCTTACACAATAAGTTATAATAAGCTTTTGACTTAAGGAGAACAACACATGGCAATTAACGTCAGTTTTAACGGCTCAACGATTTATAAGCCGGGCTCGTACTCGAAGCGCCTGATCGATCTCGGCGGAGGTTTTCCTCTTAGTCCTACTGGGTTAATCGCCCTATTCGGTGAGGCATCTGCGGGAGTTCCTGGTTCAGCAGTGCCCAACATCGCAAATAACGTATTTACGCCTGATCAGCTACCCGCGATCAAGCAACTCTACCGCAGTGGTCCTCTCGTGGATGCGTGCAACTTCCTATTCGCACCTGGTGCCGACGGTGCAATTCCAAGCGGCGCTCAAGCAATCTACATCTATAAGACCAACACATCTACTCAGGCAAGTCTCGTTCTCGCTAACTCATGGGGAACTGTACTAGCGCGCGAGTTCGGTACTGGTGGAAATCGTCTCACCTTCAGCAACTCTCTCGTTCCTGCATCTTCAGCAACGACATCATCAAGCGCTCCATTCACTCTAGCTGGTGGTCCTCTAGATACCAAGACTCTAGTTCTTCGGATTCAGGGAGCAAGCCTCTTAAACACCTTCACTGTGCCCGCAAGCACAACAACTCGTGCACTTCTTCAGACAGCACTAACATCTGCTGGTAACTGGTCGAGCGGTGTTCCTGTTGGCGTGACATTCACGGTTGGTGGTGCATCTGATACTGCAGCAACTCTAACGGCAACTCGCGTCGCGACCAGCAATCCTCACCGCGAAGGTTTCGGTCGTAACTTTGAACTCGTCTCCGGATCACTTCTAGGCACTGGCGCAGGATTCGTAAATATCTTGGCTGGTCTAGTTGTTGCAGGCGCCGAGGACATGGCGATCCTAACT